CTGGTTATCCATCTAGGTGCTCACGATATTTTAAAGCGCCTCGGTAGCGGGCGAGACAACAGTCCAGTAGTTAACTGTTGCCCAAATTGGTGCGGGATTGCCTCAACTCCTTTCTCTTACGAGCACGGTATTTAACTTTAGGAGGAGTAGCGTTCTTTGGCTGAATAGTCTTAGGTGGGTTAACAACAATGTCTCCATCAACAGCGACTTTGCCGGGCTTGGCAACAGCTTGTATGTCTGGTAAGCAACTGGGAGGGCACAATAACCCCACCCCGTTAACAGTGTCCAGCCAAGCCTCCAAGCGAGCAAGGTCGTATCCGGGTAACTCTTCTTGTAACAAATCATCCATCCACTCTGCTCTCTCATTCGGGTATTGTTTATCTTGATCAGTTTCAACGTTCCAAGCACCTGCTAGATTTCTAAAAGTATCTTTAGACATAGGGTACTCGGACAATACTTTGTTTACAAACGACCCAATGAGAGGTGTATTTCTATCAGTCAGCCACAAGGCAAATGCTTTATCTTTAAGTTTCTCAACCTGAGATATATTACTTGGTAAATGAACAGTTGTATGAAATTTGCTCAAAGTTCTTGACAATGAACAACAACTATTATTATCACCAAACCAGACATCGGGCCCATAACGTCTGGCCAGGAAACTGACGCCTCGGTTTCCCCTATGAATTGTTTCCAATTCAAGCACTTGCCCCATGGACTCGGCAGCACGACGGGCACATAATGGATCCAAATCTCTACTCAGTCCATCATCGCCTGCATAAACACCTAACATGTTCCAAGCTTTTGTCTTATCATAATAGGCTCCAAATTGGTCTATCATGCGGCGATACGCCATGAAGCATATAAAGGCATTCAAAGCAGTGTTGAACTCAGACGTTTCAGCACTACCAGATGATCTGGCATAGCCTGTATCATACCTAACCCCATGTTTCGTACGCCCTCGCAAGCAATATTGTTTGCGCATTAGCTCATACATTGTCAGATGATATTCACGTTTAAACCCTTTTAACATTAGTCTAGTTTCAAATTCACGTGCAATATTAGTAATTCGTCCATCCATACGGCTAAAATCCGTTAGACTGACTGTATCACTTTCCATACACAACTCAGTGACACGGTCGGCTATTTCTCGAGGAGTTTTGCCGAAACCATACCACTTCTGTTGCTTAAACACATCTTTTAGCGCATAAATAAAAGCTGAATAATGCATTTTATCTACGCCGTTAATTTGAGATATGACACGTGGATCGTTAACAGTTTCATAAGCCTCACGCTTGACGAAATTCATTGCAACATCATTTGATTGACCATGTTGTGCTAAATCAAGGATTCTCCTCTGAGCGGGCCTGTTCTGTTTCTCATAAACTACTTCATTACCTACAGGCTGTAAAGTGTTCAGTCCAATGGATTTATAAAACATATCTATAAATTCATCCATACACAAAGAAACAAAAGAACTCATTACTAGAGGGGTTGTTTTCAATTTTGTAACCCTTTCTTCAACTGCGCGTTGATCATTGTTGATACAATCATCAGCAACAAACGCTCCGTTGACCAAGGGTTCCATAAATGCAACCATCCCGGGTTTTGCGTAATCGTCATACTGCTTCCCATCTGGGATCCATTGGTAACGCCTGACTGACGTTGATAGTAAGGACACTAAGGGTGCTTTACCCCTAGTTGTTAAGTGGTATTCAAGTACACTTCTGAACCAACCGATGAATCAACCCCGGCTTGTTCCAACTTACTCTTAACAGTTGCTAAGGTAAGTTTGTGTCCTCCAATACCGAGAGCACGATAGGCAGATGATATAGCATCATCTACGCTCATCGGAATTAAAGAATTCGAATAACCACCAACTTTTCCTGTGCTAACAAACATACCTTTGTCAGTATTAATTCTTAACCGAGTGAATTCGCCTTGTACAACATTCAAACGCTCAAGTGGCTTTCCACTAATAGTGCGAGAAACGAGGAAACACTTCATCCAGCCGTTATACTGCCTCAATGGGGCAAGCAATACGACTTGATGATCCTCGTCCACACGCTTCCGTTCAATTGCATACATGCTAATCTTATTGGTTAAGCCAAACCAATTTTTCCTCTTGACCATAATGTGATCACCCGTCCAATTCCATAACTTATGCTGGTAAAAACCACCGCCAGATACGGTGTATTCCACCTCACCACGTGAATTGAAAGTATATTTATACTCTCCATAATCACGGGCGACTTTACTTGGTTGCATAGTATACAATAAGTAAGGAACAAAATGTTTGGAAATGAACTTAGGCATATCCACATAATAGTCAACATCGACCATAGCAATAGCTTCGGGATCTTTTAATCCAATAACTGGTACTTGAACGTCTTTAACCCACAAGTGACGTCGTGACACTTGCCGATTCTTACGTAAGTCAGCACTGGAACCTTGGTAGAAAGTTATTTTCTTTCCCCAAGTTGAAGCTATTCGGTCGATCATCAAGGAAGCTGTGGAGCGAGCCGCTGCTGATTCACCATGCGTATGATTTTTCTCTGCGCGCAGTGGCTCGACCTCCACATCCAAAAACACCGATTTCAACATAATCACTTCTGTGGTCATGTCGAAATCACACCAAACGCTCAACAACTGTGAAACGAATGTCTCAATACATTCTTCCCAGTCGGAGCAGGAATTTCTTCCCCTAGCATCACTTAAAACCATGATGCTAAATGCTTAATTTACTACTGCTAAG